GGTTTTTCATCAAAACTTATCTGTATTCTATCCGTTTGATAATTTTTAACTATTTTAGATCCTGCATATTCTTTTAAAGTTTCAACTTCTTTTCCTACGGTTTCTAAAGCTGCTGTTCTCTTAGATTGTGCTTCTTCTCCTATTTTCCATATAGAATTATTTTTAGCAAATATTTTAATTTTTCTTTTATTCTGCACTTCCTCAATGTACTTCAATGCTTCTTCTACTTGCTCTACCTTACCGTTGTTCGCTAAAGTTCTTAATCTGTTAGCTAAATTAGTAGTGAAAGCTGCTTTATTGTAAGGACTTCCATTGTTAATGTCCCTTATTATCCCAGCAACTCTATCAATATCTTTCTTAACTGCTTCTATTTCATTTGATAGCTTAACTTCTCCTGGTACTGTGTCCTCTAAAGATTTTTTAATATTCTTCATTTGCTTTTCGGACCAGCTTTGAAGCTCTAAAGATAATTTTCTTTCTCTTTCTAAAGCTCTATTATTCTTTTCAACCGGGAAACGTGCCGGGCCTGTAACCATTGGTGAAGCTGTTCGGCTCTTAGCGTCTAATACTTGGTTATATTTAGATAAATACTTTTGTTGGTAGTTATCTAAAAACTCATTTAATAATTTCTTCTGTTCTTCTGTTTTTGCTAAAGGCTCTAATTCATTAACCAAGTTTTCAAAATGATTTCTGTAATACTTTAATTCATTCTTAGCTCTACGTTCATTATCCATTGAGATTCTGCTATAAGCGTCCTTAACTCTTTTAACATCAAGATCTGATTCCCTTTCATTTATCCAGGATTTTAAATCTCTTTGAGCTGTTTCTACCTTTGGAGCTGCTTCTACTTTAGGAGCTTCTTCCCCTGTTAATGCTTTAATTAGTGCTTTCTTATTTCCGTCAGTTGCTTTAACCTTTGATACATCTGAAACATCTATCTCTTTAAATCCATTTTTATTAACAAAATTAATATCGGGATCTAAATTTTTAATCTCTGTATTAGCAATTCTTCCTTCTCCGTCTATTACTCCCCTTGCATAAGTAACATCATCAGCACCAGGTATTTTATATTTGTAGTGCATAAGCACATTACCGTCTTTATCAATAAAAGTTCTTCCTACTTCCACGTCAGTAACTCCGGCTAGATCGAATCTAAGTAATGCACCTTTAACCTTTTCTATTGCTTTAGTTGGAGCGTTCTCTATTTTAGGAGCTGCTTCTACTTTAGATACTTCTACTTTAGGAGCTGCTTTTGGTGTTTCCTTAGCTTTAGGTTGATCTGATAGATTAACTTCCCTATATCCATTTTTATTAATAAAATCCATATCGGGATCTAAACTCTTTACTTCGTTAATGGAAAGTTCTCCGTCTTTACTTATAGTTACCTCTCTATATGCAATTTCTTCGTCAAAAGGTGATTTATATTTCCAATACACAATAGCATTTCCATTTTTATCAATAAAGGTTTTCCCTGTTTCTATGTCAGTAGCACCTAGAGTATCAGCTCTATTTATCAAGCTGTCAATTTCTTTTTTTACATTAGGTGGAGCTGCTTCAACTTTAGGAGCTGCTTCGACCTTTTTAGGTACTTCGGGAATTTTAGGAGCTGCTTCAATTTTCTTAGTTAAATCGGATAGATCTATTTCTTTAAATCCACCTTTGGTTATTGCTGTATCATTACTTAGATCTAACTTTGCTAAAGCTACTGATTTTGCTTCACCTTCTGCGTTAATGTAAGTATTTAAAATACTATCTGCGTGTGCTCTTTCTCTCCTATATTTCCAGGTTATTATGATATTATTTCCTTCATCAATATAGGCTTTGCCAACTTCAACATCTTTCCAGCTTTCTTTTTTATAGATCTTATCGAATATATTTCTTATCTTCTTTTCTTGAATTTCATTAGGTATAAAAGCGTTTTTATTTTCTGTAAGATTTAGCTTACCTATGCTAATTTCTTCTTTCTTAGCAAGGTTAAAAGCTGACTGCATAACCTTGAATATTCTTCCGTCCGGATTAACTTTTGAATATACTTTTATTCCGTTTTCGGTATGCTCTGTAAATAACGCTCCACTTTGGGCCTTATAGATCTTACCACTTTCCTTACCTTCAATAACGCTTAATGCTTTTTTATAATTAGTATCTAATTCAAGTTCATTATTGAAATTTTTCTTATTTCCACTTATAACATTGTCAATATTATCATTATCCACTTTAGGAGCTGCTTCAACCTTTGGAGCTGCTTCTATAGGTTTAATTTCTGATTTTAAAGCTGAATTTTTCTTATATACTTCAAAAGTTTCTGGTTTAATTTCTTTAGTTTCTGAATTTCCAAAAACTCTATTATATTTTGTTACTCCATTTTCTGTATGCTCTGTTATTAATCCGTTTTTTGTACTATAGATTTTTGCATTTGCTTTATTTTCAATTATTTTAGAAGCTATTTTATGATGATACTTATTAACTTCCGGTGCTGCTTCCTCAACCTTTGGAGCTTCAACCTTAGTTTCATTTTTCTTTAATAATTCAAGTATATCCTTATCCGGTACTTCATTTCTCCTGGATATTGCTAAGATCGTACTTTGATTATGATTATATCCACTTTCTCTAGCTTTTAAATAAGTTAATGCTTCGTTGTTGTCTAAAGATTTTAATATAGTATCAGTTTCATATTCGGGGACATTTCCAAGCATGGATATATAAGTTTTCTTTCCAGTTGGTGCGTTACTCATTCCCCCCATTACCATTTTGCCTACACGTTTTCCCTGTCCTCTGGTATTAGTTCCCCAGTCCTCAACTCTTTCTAATGGTTTGTAAGTTTTATATGGATCTGCTTTGTCAATAGTTTCATAGATTTTCTTAACTTCTTTTGTTGCTTGGGTTTTCTTTTGCTCTTTAACTAATAATTTTTCCTTTTGTTTAAGTTCTTTGTTGTATCTTTCTTCGCCTAAAATTCCTATGCTTCTTTCTTTATTTTCAGTTAAGTTTCTTATTTCATCTTCTAAATACTTTTCATTAAAACTTTTCTTAACTTCTTCAACCTTTGGAGCTTCTTCAACTTTAGGAGCTGCTTCTACTTTCTTAGGTATTTCCGGTACTTTAGTTTTTACATCATTAAAGATAGGATCATTCATTCTACTTGTAAAATCCTTCTCTACTTTGTTAGGAATTTCCGGTACTTTAGGAGCTTCTTCTACTTTAGGATTAATATTTAACTTTGATTTTCCTGTTAAGATATTTTCCTTTCCGTCCACATAACCATTGAATACACTTTCGTTTTGTCTTTTTGGATAGAGATTATTTTCTTCTACAAACTTAAGATCTTCAATAAGGTTAATAAAATCTTGGTTAGGTGGTATTTCCCCTTCCATTCCTTTAGTTCCAGCTAAATAACCTTCTGTAAGGTTTTTTATCATACTTCTTTCAAGTCTTTTTCCTAATGCTGAATTTAAAGCTGCTTCATCACCATTTTTAATTTTTAATAGTGTTTTTTGAATATCTGTATATGTGTAACCTTTGTTTTCTTCAAGGAGCTGCATAACATTAGCTGGTTGATCTATTGGAATACCTTCTCTATGAAAATCTGCAAGATATTCGGTGTGTCCCTGTGTTCCATAGTTTAACTGATTTAATATTCCTTCTGCTTCGCTTTGAATATAAGGTTTTAATTCTGTGTATTCATTCGATAGTGCATAGACTTTATTACTTGAAAGATTATTCTCCGGGTTTAATCTTTCTTCAAGTGATATTGCACTTTTCTTTACAGGAGAGTTTTTAGTTATAACCTTTGGAATTTTGTGTTGATCCGTAATATCGTTTTTAATGCTGCTAACAGGCTCTATATTTGTTTCATTTTTTATAGGGCCAATTTCATTAGTAATAGGATTTCTATTCTCTAAAGGCCTAATTTTAGGATTTATATTTGTGTTATTCCATAATCTTAACTTATTATCAACTTCCGGCTTAATTTGAGGTGCTTCAAGATCTGTTTTTATTGGTCCTATTTCACTATTGGTATTTCTAAGTTTTGCATTAGTTAAATTGTTGCCTGGTAATTTCATGTTATTTAACTTTGCAGCTTCCGGCTGAATAGGTTTAGGTGCTTCAATATCGTTTTTAATCACGTTTTCAAGCTCAATATCGCTTTCTTTTTTAATAGTGCCTAACTCACTATCAACAACTTTGTTACTTTCTACAGGCCTAATTTTTGCACTTCCTGGTGTATTGTTATCCCATAGCTTAATATTGCTTTGGGTTGGTGCTTCTAAGTTTGGTAATTGAACGCTAGGAGATCCCTTTATTAATCCTTTTGCTGCTCCGTAACCTTCTTTTAATAATTTACCAGCTCCGAATAGAGTTCCCCCGGCTGCTGCTCCGGTTAAAGTATCTGTTAGAACATCTTTCGGCTTCTTATCTAATCTAATAGCGTTTATTGTGTCCCCAACTCCACCGTCAATAACTCCTTTTGCTACAGAATTTAAAACTCTTGGTCCAGTTTTACCACTCATATTTTTTGTAAGTTTATTGGCTGTTTTAGTCGCAAAATCGTCCGATATATTAAGCATTGAATTATTACCTAAAGTCTTACCAGGGTTAAGAGATAATCCGGCTATATTACCTATAAATGAAGTTCCTACATCTAAGAATTTATTATTTAAACTTTTATTATAATTACCTTCTGTATAGTGTTTTTGGTATTGATCTTCACCTAAGAAAGTTTTACCGGCTGTGTCCATAATATTATTAATCCCTGGTATTCTGTTAGGTGTGTCCATGATATACCCCCAAGTTTTCCAGGCTTTACTTTGAGGATCTTTACCATACTTGGACATTGTTACGTCTTGATTTTTACTAAAATCTTCAAAACTCTTTTTACCAAAAATCTCATTAGTTGATTTTTGAGGTTTACTTACTTCTAAAGCTCTTATTCTCTTATTGCTTTCTTCTATTTCTTTTAATCTTTGCTGACTTTTTAATTCATATTCTTCTCTTTGCTTTTTAAATCTGTCATTGTTATTTTGTAAGTAATCACTTAATAAAGAAGGACCAGCACTTTTTGGCTGATCCCCTCTTAAATATTTTTTTAAATCTATACTCATATCAAACTCCTAATAAGCTAATTTGTTTTTATTATTGCTAACTTTTGCTTGGTTAGAATAATAGTCCCCTAAGTCGTTCCAGTACCAGTCCTCTAATTCTTTATAGTAAGCTGCTCCGTACTGATCTGTAAGGGCCTGTTTATTTTCTTGTAGGAATAATTGAGCCTGGTGGTTTTGTTGAGTATTTGCAAGGTTTTGGAACTCGGCTTTAAGATCTTTCTTTATCTGTGTTGTTGATGTTGAGCTACTTCCACTACTTCCACTACTTTTACTACTTCCACTACTTCCACTACTTCCCCCACTTGAATAAGATCTTGAAGCTGCTGCAACTCTTTCCTGGTAAGCTCTTTCTTCTGCTAACATTTTAGCTTGATATTCTCTTTCTTCTAGTGCTTTTTTATCTTCATAAGCTCTCTGATCCTGTAGTTGCTTTTCAGCATAAGCTCTTTGTTCCATAGCTTGATTATATTCGCTTACTTTTCCTAATCTTCCATATTCAACTTCGGACCTTAAACCACCTACTGAATTATTGTAGGATTTGTGAGTTTGATCTCTTTCGTCCAGGATAGCTTTTAAATTACTATCTTTATTTCTTAATGCTGAAGCTATTTGATTATCAAGTCCAGCGTATGCACTTGCTTCGTCCCTTTGGAATTGAGATCTAGTAGTATTTATGTTTTTATTAAAGTCATTTTCCTGTGCATAGATAGAATTTTTAGTATTAGTATAATCTGTTTGATTTCTTAGTAAAGCGTCAACGCTCTCTCCACTTTGAAGAAGGTTAGCTCGGGCCATATAGTCCCTTATTGCTTGTGTATTTTTTGAGTTACTTACTGCTGCATTATTTTGGTCGTTATAAAATTTCTTCTTACCTTCTCCGGCTTGGGTATCTAAATCTGAATACTTATCAATGTAACTATTTTGTGTATCGGTCCTCATTTTATTTATATTAGATTCGGTATCTTTGTACTGATTATTAATTGATGTTTCTTTATGTCCTAATTGCATTAATGCTTCATTCTTAGAATTTTCTAAAGTCCCTATTTTTGAATTGTAAAGACTGTCATACATTTTTTGAATATCTTCAACTACTCCCAATATTATCACTCCTATATAATTTTTTTATAAGAACCCCCAACTTTTACATATCCTTCAACTGCTCTTTTATAAGATCCATTTACTTTTATATAAGTATCAACCATTTTTTTATAAGATCCATTAACTTTTAGATGTCCTGTAGATTTTACTCCGTCTATAAAAACTTCATTTGAATATTGATAATAAGTTTTACTACTACCACTACTATCAACTAATCCTCTTACAGTATAATAGGCCTGGGAATAAATCGCTGTATCTTTTGAGATACCATAAAAAGTGTAACTACCGGCAACCTCTAAATTAACATCAACTGCTGATATTTGACCTTTGCTACTATTCTTTAAAACAATAGTTCCAGTTCTATTAGCAGCACCTTTAGGTTTATTAGTAGTTCCCCCGGCTGACCAGGAAACAGTAACGTTTGTTTCATTCCTTCTTATACTTACATGGGGCATACTCATTTCAGTAAAGGTAGTAACATATTGAACAGTTCCCTGTCCGTTACCTAACCACCCCCAAGGGCTATTGCCATTCCCCCCTGGAATAACTAAACCAGCATATTCTGAAAAGTTTGTATTAGCTGGTATATCATTCATAGTAAAATTAAAACTTTGTGATGTTCCGTCGCTTGAAGTAGGATTTAAGTTATGAGTTCTATATCTTTCGTCATAACCTTTAAAAGTCATTTCCTCGCTATACATATTTCTAACGCTAACATTTACAGTACAAGAATATGGACCAGCACTAACAATTTTATTAAAATTGAAAGCTCCTTTATACCCTACTGCTGAATTGCTTGTAGTTGTGAATTGAGGATAAGCACCAGGATTAGCTGCGTCCTCACAGTATGCTGTTACATAAAACCAACTCTCCGGGTTAGTAATAGAAATATCAAAAGTTCCCCAGTATCTTTCAGAATTTGCTCCACTAGGGACTATTAATTTTCCTATATATTTATATCCCATTCCACAACTTAAGGAAACATTAACTCCGTCAGCGTTATATACACTACTAGAGCTAGTTTGATAGTAAATATCTACTCTTATTAATGCTTGACCAACTAACCTAAGATTTCTAACAGAAAGGCCTATATATTTACCATAGTTAATATCCATATTCTACCCCTCTATTTTATAGTAAATAGATCCATTTGGTTTTCCGTCAGAGTTGTTTGGATTTCCAGTACCCCAGGAGAAACCACATTCAGAAGCACTATGACTATGACTTGAAGCTGCATAGTTAGTATGAGTATGACTTGTTTTTGAATAATTATCGTGAGTATGACTTGTTGTTGAATAACCACTATGACTATGACTTGATTTTGCATAAGTAGTATTAGCTGTTTCTGTCAATAAAAAATCACTTGCTTTTTTCCCGGATAAAGTACCAGCGTCTATTGTTGAGCTGTTTAAGTAATCTCTTATTTGATTAAATAAAACCATAAATTGACTTCTCGCTGCTGCTTCACTATTGGGAGAAGTTATAAAAAATACATTGTCATTTAATCCATTTATAGGATCAAAACTAAAATTTGCCATTATTTCACTCTCCTGTTAATCGTATATTGAATAACTAAATTAATTACTGTTAGATTTTCATTTAAAACATTGTTTTCAAAAACTATCTGAAAGTATTTTATCTTTTTTAACTTTGCTTTAACTCTTATGGTAGGAGCAAAATTTAATATATTCCAGGTGAAGCTACTCCAATTAAAGTTATCCCAACTAAAGGATCTGTTTAAATTATCCGGAATATCTTCGCTTATTTTTAAATTACTATTATCTGTTAGGAATTTTAAACTTATCTTAGCTGTACTATTAGCTTTCAAGGTGTACCATATATACCTAATTGTCTTTAAATAATCCGGTGTACCAAAATCTAATAACTTAGTAGTGTATATAGCTTTTATAGGTTGTCCAAAATCATTTAAGTTATTTTGAAATGTTATTAACCTTCCTTCTTCCTTATGTCCATATATTAACTCTGTACCTCTTAAGACGAAGTTATTAGCGTTGATATTATCATATAAAAACCACTTTAAGTTTAATGGATCTATAACGTCTAATCCTTCCTTATAATCCAGTACATAACATCTACTGTTTACACATAAATAATACTTGTAGTTATGATCCATACTACAAGCACTTTTTAAATTAAGCTCGGCTAAAAGTCCGGGCCTATCTACATTCCCATTGACATTTTGACTTATAGGTAAGATAGATTTTTCTCCTTGAATTTGAGTAGAAACTACCATATATACTCCACCATAAGTATTAGCAAAAACTATATTGTTATTTACTAACTGAATACTATCCGCAATATCACAACCTATATCGGTGTTTAGATATTGCATAGGGAAAGAAGCTGTATTATCTAATCCTGTCGCAGCGTCCACCGTACAAGTCAAATCTTCTTTAAATACTATTAACTTGTTGTGATGTACTCTAAATCCTGTTACTGCTTTTTCACTTCCTCTAATAGCATACTGATACTTTTGGGGAAAATATGAAGCGTCTATAAGATCTGTTAATCCTGTAGCAAAATAATAGTTTGCTAAATCAGTATTTCCTGTTACGAATATTCTACTTGAAAACTCTATCCCCTTAGTACACTTAAGAATATTAGAAGCTAATCCAGGTATAGTTTTATAAGCTGTAATTTCTACATTGTTATTTCCACTTCCTGGTGCTGTGTTAAAGGTAACAGTTCCAGCAGCTCTATCAACTGTAAATTCTGTTCCTTCTTTTCCACCTACATTACAAGTTACAGTCGTACTATCTAATCCATTTAAAGATAATTTATAAATTTTGGTTGTTCCGTCCCCATTAAAACTGTCTTTAAATCCTGCTCCTATCATATTCCAGCTTTCATTTACTGTACTTTGTGATCCGTCCGGTTTTCTATTAATTGAAACTTGTGGAATATAAGGTGCAACTGCTTTCATGGTTGATCCGTCCCATTGTAGGTATTGAGATCCATTTAATAGATATAAAATTCCATTGTAAGCAAAAAAGAAAGTTTTTGCATTTGCTGATCCTGTGTAAATTTCAATAGGTGCTTCTGTTCCTTTCTGCTTATAGATCTTATTACTATGAGAAAAAATTGTATATCCTTTAAAATCTCCATATAAACCATTGATCCCCCCAGCTCCTAAAGAAGTAAATAAATTCTTTTGGCCTGGTCTTTTTGTTAGCTGTCCCCCATTATCTAAACACATATTTAAAATTCCATTGTAGGGACTTTGATTAAGTTTAATTGAGCTTTCTTCGTCTAAGCATAATCCACCATTTAAACTACTTTCGTTATCTACTCCTAACCTTAATTCGTATTCTTTCAAGATTTCACCACCTTATTAAAGATAAAATTATCAACTATGATTTTAACGGATAGACAAATCCTGTAATTTCAAAATATTCTTCTTCTGTTAAAACATTTCTTTCGACCATATTCCAAACTCTAGTAACATTCCATAACTGAACATCATAATAAAATTTTATTTTTTCATACATAGGCGACATTATAAATCAACTCCTAACATTAAAGCTAAATAATCTATATCTGCTCTATTTTTTGTTGTTCTATCTTGTTCAATAGGTCTATTTTTTATCTCAACTATTTCCTCTTTACTTAGTCCCTCTATCCACTCTGTCCCATTCCATTTAGGTTTACAAAAGCCACCAGGACAAGGTGTTTCTATATAAATATTTTTTTCATCTTCTGTAACATTTTCTAATAAAACATCTTCTATAAATAATCCTGTTTCATCAATTTTTCTATATAATTTCATAATTACACTCCTTTAATTATTGTTCAGCTCGAAAAGTTGTTCCGTCTAATTGAATTTCAGAACTAGGATCATATCCATAAGCTGCAACATTACCTTGATTAACAACTAATCTACAAAGTCCACCCGAAGAAGTAATACAAGCGAAGCCTAATTCCTCTTTAGGTCTATACCCTTGTGGCAAACTAAAAAAAGGGAAATTAATACCAGGAGTTGCTCTCCCTTTAAAATGCACAAATCCAAACTCGTCCTTCATATATCCAACTCTGCAACTTGCGTGATGTTCCCAACCATTTATAAAAGTTGGCTCTATCCATTCTTCCTGTTTTGCATTTGCTTTACCTCTAATTTCATTTAATAAAAACTTTATAAATTTGCTATTCTCTGCTAAATTTACTGTTCCATTAAAAAAGCTATTAGGATAAAAAGATAATATTTTGTCCATTTCTTCTTTTGTAGGCTCATTCCCTGATCCGAAGATTTCTGTTAAATCTATTAAAACAACATTATCTATTGATTGTTGTTTCCAATCACTAGGAGAGTTATCTTGGAATACAACTTCTAAAGCAGTCGCATCATTCGGTATTCTATCAACTAATGAATAATTGTTACTTGTACCTAATTGAGAAGTTCCTGCTTGTCCTTTTCCGTTGTATAAATAAAAATAAGGTAAACCTCCTTGAAGTATTAGTTCAGCAGAAAGATAAACAATATGATTTTTATAATCTTCAAAGTTTAAAAATCTTTGAACTATAGCTCCATATTGTATATTAGAGGTTATTTTCATAACTCCATTTTCTATAACTGTTGGTATTTGCAAATCCCAACTATTACTCCCGTTGCTAAAATCCCCATTTTTAATTAAATTGGTCATAGGGAAATAACTATCTTTCTCTATTTTTTCCAGTCTTTCGGAATAAGTATTCGCAATAGCTTTTATTCCGTCCTCAATATTCTTATTAGTAACTTCTGTGAAGTCCATAAGCAAATACCACTTACTACCTTCTTTAATGTGAAAATTTCCTATTTTAGTATTGATATAAATATCTCCTTCTTTACCTACTCCATAATTAGGAGCTTCTGTTCCGGTGATTATAGTTCTTCCGTCATTACCTTTTATATTTCCTACCTTTGTCCAGGCATATTCTACTTTATAAAAAACATCATTTGATACTTTGTCTAAGTAATAATCTCCATTGTTACCTCTGTTAGAACGTGGCTCTCCACCGTCAACGTGCCATTCTGTTGTTACTCCCTGTGGTCCTTGTATTCCTTGTGGTCCTTGTATTCCTTGTGGTCCTTGTGGTCCTTGTGGTCCTGTTTCCCCTATTGGTCCTATTGGTCCTTGTATTCCTTGTGGTCCTGGCTCTCCTGTTGGTCCTGGTGGTCCTTGTATTCCTTGTGGTCCAGTTCCTATTGCTAAAGTTCCTGTTAATCCTAATCCTGTTAGATCAGCCATTAATAACTCACTCCCTTTAATATCTTAAATGTGCTTGGTGGTATTACTGTGTCAATTCTTCCGTCAGATAAATTAACTTGAACATCATATATATACTTGCCTGGTGTAAGTCCTGTATCACCACTAAATAACATAAATTTTGCTTTTCCGTCCTCGAAACTATATACTGTTTTTTCAATAAGTGGTCGCATATCACTTATATTTTTCTTAACTGTGAATACTACACTATCACCTTCAACCAGTTTATAATTATCTAATGTTAATTCAATAATTGCTGTATCTCCTGTTGTTAAGGATATTGTATTACCTTCTATACTAAACATTTTCTATCCCCCCATACAGATCAATAGTTGTAGTCATTTTATGATTATTCTTAATGATCTTCATTGTTTGACATTCTAATTTATAAATCTTTGCCATATCTTCCTGTTCTTCCACAATGTTATATAACCATTTAGCGTAATTTATTATATAATCTTCATTGCCAATATTTGTTTCCGGTGTATCTTCATTACTTAGTAAAGTATCGGGAATATATACATAAATAACCGTAATTTTCCCTTCATAATTAACTCTAATTCTAGTCCCTTCATAACTAAAAGATAAAGGTCTATTATTTTCGTCTAGGATCTGTATTACTCTTATAAGCTCGTCGGGTTTAGTAAAACTTCCCTTAGTATTTAAGGTCATAGTTTTTTCTAAACATTCTAATTTTGCAAGTTCTCTATAACCTCTATTTATATAGCTTTTAATTCTTTCAATTAAGTTATTGTCCTGTTTTTCGTCCAGTTCTCTTATGACTGTATCTGTAAGTTCTAATAAGTTCAAATTAATTCCCCCTATAAAAAAAACACCCCATAATAGGGGTGCAGCTTACTTTTTGGAATTTTTAGGTTTAGTTATTTTCTTTTCTTTATATCCATAATTTTCATATATTGAGTACAAATTTTCATTTGTGATCTCAACTTCTTGTTTAGTTGCCGGATCTATGAAAATCTTCATAATTAAACTTCTGTATGCTTACAAATTGCTTGTGCTTGTGTATCGAATACAAAAGTATCATAAATAACTCTACCTTCTATTAACCAACCATTGATCATTTTGTTATCGTAAAGGCTTTTTATCCTCTACTTCTCATAGTTTCCTTATGAGTTCAGCATATATTTTCAACCTCAACATTACTTGTAGGTGTCGGACACTCTTGGGAATATTATTGCTCTCTTATCGCTCAATTCCTATGCGTTACGGTGCTAAGTGATGTTCTTAGTTACCTCGGTATTGTCGTATATTCTATAAATTGATCTTTAGTGTTGTTTCCATATCCATATATTTTATGAAATCCATTATGGCACTTTTCACATAATGTAATTCCATTTTCTATTAATAATCTTTCTTCAATAAATTTATCATATCCATTTAAATGATGTGAATTTAAGTTTCCACCTTTATTATCTCCACAAATTTGACAAGTGTAATTATCTCTTTCGTACACATCTATTCTCCATTTTACGATAGCGTAATAATCTCTATTTAAAATTCTTTCATTATCTGATATATCTTTATTCCATTTATGGTGGTTTTCACCTCTAGGAAAACTACATTTATTACATACAGTCCCCTGTTTCATTGAATAAAATTTATTGAAGGTTATTTCATTTATATGGCCACAACTTGCAATATAAGTTAATTTACTATTCCATTTATCATAAGATTTACTTATTAGAAAACAGTTTCTTTTTTCAAATTCTTCTTTTACAAATTCATAAGAATATTTTCTTTTTTCTGCTCTTAGCTTGTGAGTACATTCATTACAATATAAACCTTTTTCAACCATTAAGTTATAAAGACTTAATTTTTTCTTATGACTGCATTTTGCTATACATTCCATAGGTGTATCAACTGTTTTAAATTCTTCTTCTAATAAAGTAAGTCCTTTTTTAGTAAATTCTTCTTTTGCTTTTTCTAAAGTCCATTTAATTTTCATTTAACCACCTCTAAGACTATTATACTATAGTTTTATAGAAGGTTAAAGAGAATACTTAGATTTCTACCGATTTTGTCCGATTTCTTAATACATATTACTATGTATTCCAGGCATTAGGTGGTTAAGCTATTTGTTTACCTGGTGGATCTTTGTGGATCTTGTAGCTTTCTAATTTTAAAGGTGAAGTAGAGCAGCTAGGTTTAATCATTATAAATGGTGTTTTGCTAGGCATACGTGTACTTGGTACTTTAATAATAGCAACTCCGTCCACTTCTCCAACTTGTCCCTTAATAAGCATATTTTGAGCTACATCACTAGCTTTAATAAAGTTAGGATCTTGTTTTAATAAGTTAATGTATTTAGGAGAAGCATAAACTATTCTACCCTCTGTTGGTACGTTTGCTTCGTCTAACTTTTCATTAGCTGTTAGTAATAAAGTATAAGCATTATCTTTTGTTACTGCTACTGCTTCCCCTGTAGTTAATATTCCAGGTTTTGCTGACCATACTGAAAGTCTATAAGTATCAATTTCCGGTGTAACTACTTCATTTATCTGTCTTGAAAGTGCTTTCCCACTTTCTTTAATGTTCATTTGTTCGTCGTTGTTCCCACGATCTATAGTAAATGTAAATGATCTATCTTTAGTTAAAGTCATATCTTGCTTAGTGTCTTGTAATTCTTCTGGTGTTCCGTATCTACTCATTCCAGTTCTTGTATAGTCTTTCATACCAACTGTAGGAATGGAATAAACTGTTACAGTCTTTACCCCTGTCCAGTCATAGTCCTTATTTAAACCTTTTTCTGTTAGTGATTTTTGATAAAAACGTTCTACTACCTTATCACTATATTTACTTGCTAAATTGATTGCCATTTTTTATAATCCCCCTTATTCTTCAAAGCCTTCCATGAACGGATCTTTATTCGGTGCTTCTCCATGTCCGAATTGAGTTGTCCCTAGTCCTGGTGCTTTCTTTCTATTTTTATTATTATTTAGTAAAATTTCTTTTTCTTTTACTAGCTGTGAATTTTCATGCTGCAAATAAGCATATTTCAATGGAATACCTTCTCTTTCTCTAACTTCCCATACTTCATTAGGAATATTTTTAGGATCTATTTTTGGGTAAGCTGCAAAGAAGTCTTTAAATTCCTTATCCTGTTTTGCTTTTTGCTGTTGTTCAATTTCCTTTTTTTGAATTTCTTCCCTAAACTTTTTATTTTCTAGCATTTCTCTAGCGTAATCTTCTGGAATATTTCTTTGAAGCAACTCGTTTAATTCAGCTTCTTCTTCTTGTTGCTTCCAGTAATCAACTAATCCTTCTAGGGACATATTGTTTCTTTCAGCTAAAGATTTTAAGTAACCTATGTTAGGATCACTTTCAATGGAATTTAATTTCTCTATAACTTTGTCATAGTTCATTCCCTTTTGTGCTAACATTATAGCTTCTTCTTTACTTAAAGCCTTATCCTCTTTGTTATATTTAACTTGTAGGAATGGTGCTTCTTCCTGTTGCTCCTGTTCTTCTGTTCCTTCTAATTCTTCTGTTTCTTCTAATTCTTCTGTATTAAATCCAGTATCTTCTTCCTGGTATGAATTTAGATCCTCGATTTCAAAATCTGAATATTCTTCCGGTGTGGTATCCGGTGTATTATCTATGTTTTCCATTAATAAAACTCCTTTCGGTATGGTAGCCGATAATTTTTTATATAAAAAAAAGACAATTAATTGTCCCTATTTACCTTAACTATTGGTGCATTTCCCCCAGGTGATCCACTTCCTGTAATTGGTGGTACTCCGTCCTGTTGCATTTGCATTAGTCTATTTTTAATTTTTTCTATCAATTCATCTTTATTTTGAATATATCCATTAGGAATAGCTTCAAGGTATTCAATTACTGATATAGCGTCCTTTTGATACAATGCGTCTAGGGTTTCTAGTGAAGATATTTCACTCCAGTAGCTGCTCGGACCTACTTCAACCTTAGTATTAAGGTATGTATCGTTTAGGTTACTAAAGTCATAGTCTATCTTCTGATTTCCCATTTGATTTTTTATCATAATTGGCCTAATACCATAATAAGCTGACATTATATTCACTAAGATCTTTCCTACATCTTCTAAAAATTCATATAGGTTAGATTTTATATTTTCTAAAGGTACTAAACTTTGTTTAATAGTTGTTATGATAGATTTTCCGGAAGCATTTTCCGGGTTAATATCTCCTGTCATAGCGTCATTAATACCTAAAGTTTCCTTTGTGTACTGTATTGCCATTTCTAAAACTCCGGTAATTTGATTACTCATGTTTCCCGGCTCTAAATATCCAGCTAAACCTCTAATATTTTCTCCTGGTGTAATGTTATTAATTGCTATAGCTCCCCCGATTTCATTATTCCATTGGGGAATTTTATCAGCGTCATATATTGCTTTTGGGAAAGCTGACATCATTAAGTGATACATTACCATTGCAAACATACGATTTATAAAAATCTGATTAGGAATAATAGAAGTGCAAACTGCTCTACCATGATAGTTGTTTTTTTGCTTCTCCCAATTCAACCAGGCAATAGGATATTCTGTAAGTCCTGTGTCTATATCTTGATAAATATAAGTTTTTTCAGTACACTTACTTACTTTTATAGTTCTAGTTTCTTTATCATATTTATAACAAATAATATAAGTTGCTTTTCCATTTTTATCACCACTTATATTAATTTCAGCTTTATTCCCTGTTATATCTTCATTGTTACTATCTTCTTCAATTCCAGTCGCCTGTTCTTCTCCTAAATATCTCAATGCTTCCTCTTTTAAGTTATCAACTGTATCTCTCCCCGATACTATTATCCAGGGTTGAACACTTGTACTTACTGTTGGATTATTAGCATTTCCAAAATAGATATTTGATCCGTCTATTAGTTCGCACTCAATTTCACCTTCAATATTAACTTCAAAACTACCATTACCTTTGAATGGTCTTTTGTTAATATCAAAATAGAAGTGAGCTGCTGCGTCCCCCATAATTGCAGCATTGAATAAAAGATCTCTTATTCTAGTATCAAACTTAAACTTATCTAATAAATTAGTAACTTCGTCCGTTGCAACTTCACTTTCATTAATAATTAAAGGTGGTTGTCCTGTCATAGCTGCTTCAATAAGCTGCTCCTGGGTTGGCATATACTGTCCGTCCTCACTAGGTAGGAATTGGACCTTTAACTTACTTGAAGTTAAAACTGATACAAAGTGAGTTATACATCTTTTAACTATGTTAAAAACCGGTGTAGGCATACCATTGGCTTTTAAATTCTTCCATTGATTACCGTTGAAAAATTCAGCGTTAGTTTCGGCTGTTTTGTAATAAGGTGGATCTAATTCATTATTAAACCTTTTACCAGCTTCGTAATATTTCCACTCCTTAAGATCACTCATTTTGTTCTCTCCTTCCTAACGCTACATCAATATCATAATCCATTATGTTGTTTAGTCCCTGTTGTCTTGATTTTGCTGCTTTTACCTTTTCTTTAGTTTCCTTAGTTTCTTTTATTGGCTGTCCTGGTTGATATTTTCTTCCTATATCGAAACCTAAATAAAATACTCCACTCAATGTAACGCTGGTTAGTAAACCAACTATAAAACCTATTACCATTTGAACAACTCCTTATTTACATTCTTTCCAGTCATATATGTTCTTACTTCTTCGTATTCTTCGTCCGGATCTCTATAATCTTCTTCATCATCATTAATTTTCTTTGCTGCTTTCTTAAACATTCTGTATTTAGTATTTTCAGCTAGTCCTGTAACACTATCGGGTGCGTCGTCATGTATATTTTTAGCAAGTCTAACATATCCAGTAAATTGTCTAAAAAACTTATCGTATTCACTTCCGGCTTTATGGTCCTTTCTAAAATAGTAATAATCCTTAATATATCCAGCGTTCATAAGTATTCTAGTTTCTTTATTTTTGCTGGTATTTAAAGCAATTACATTACAGAAAGATTTACCAGCTATTAACCTTCTAATATTCCTGGCAAATTGATAACCACCGTTATTACTTTCTATCCACAAAATATCTGCTTGATGATCTATAATCTTTTGTGCAACTAAAGGCTCTGTTATTTCTACTCCGTCCTGGCTAAATACTACATCTACTATATAAGTGTGATCTCCGTATCTATAACCAATTACACAACTAAGAAAATCTGCTCCTTTATCTGCTGTATCACAGAAACATAAAATAGCGTCCGGCTTTTTATTTCCTAATTCTTTTAGCTCAAACCTATTTAATTCCCCTGGGGGATATAATAAACCTTTTTCTTCTATAGGATTTTGCATAAATTCTGCTTCCCATATAAAGCTATCTGTAACTTTTCTTATTTGGTGATATTCTTCTGTAGTTTTAATTTCACTACAGAAACTTTCTCCATTTTCGTCCAGGGCCGGTATGCAAATTACAACCATATCCGGATCGTAACATTCACTTTCGGGATCTGTTAATCTTCCTATAGGATCTTTTTTACTCCAACGTGTAGCAATATGAATTTCAGCACAACCACTTTCAAGTCTTGATAAGTGAGTTGAAGTGTACCAATTCCATATATTTTCTATAACAATTTCTGATAATGCTTCTTCTATATTTTTTATAGGATCGTCCAGTATTGCAATTCTCTTACAACCGAAACCGGTAATTGCTCCACCTACACCAGCACAGAAATAAGAAGGTTGACTATTAGTTCCTATGCTCCAACTATCAATAGCTGATGATTTAGGGTTAAGATTAACACCAGGAAAAACTTCTTTAAATTTAGGGTTAGGGATAATTCCGTCCCTTATATCCTTTGAGAATTTTTCTGATAGTTTTGCTGCATAACAATTTCTCATAATTGAAGTGTCCGGCTCTTTACCTAATACCCAACCACAAAATAAGCTAGTTATATAGGATTTTCCAGCTCTAGGTGAGATCGAAACTGCTAATCTTTTTATCTTACCTTCATAAATGTCCTGGAAGGCTTCTGCTATTAGTTTTAAATGATATTTGTTTTCTGTAAAAAATCCAGGATCAATGTACTTACAAAAATTCCAAAAATTTCTCCTAGACAATTCTATTTCTAACTTTTTTTGAATAGCTTCTAAAGTTTTTTTGTTATCCATAAATTTACACTTTCTTCAATTATTTTCTAAAAATGTCTTTATTTTAATTTACTATTATGTTAATATGTAAATGATATGTGTATTTTATCGATCGTCAACAACAACATTTATCTCGATACCATATTTATACCTAAGTTCCCCGGTTATTCCCCCGGGGACCTTTTTTTTGAAAAAAAACAAAAAGAGTTGGAACAAAATGAGAAAAATGGTATAATGAGTATGCGTAGTACATTTTTTTATTCATTGGGAGAGAGTTTTCACTAGGTAGGTGAAGGCTCTTTTTTTATATATTTTTATGTGCTTCTTGGTAGAAAAAACATTTTATGTCTAAAATTATTATTCCATTGTCTAGCGTGTTTATAGCTTCTTCACATTTTAAGTTGTAATTGTAATTATAGGTGCATACCGGATTATGAATACAGTTCTTACATAAGTGGATATTAACCATTTTTATTCGCTCCTATTTCTTTTTGTTTCTGAAATTATTTTAGTATTTCAACTTTTTTGAATTTTTAAAATTTTATGTGGCTCTCTTATATTGTATGGTACCTACTTGAAATTTCCGGACCTACCCCCCTACCCCTACCCCTATGCGTGTATGCGTGTGATCCTGGGCCTGGGTGTGTGTAATGCGTGTGTGTCCAGGGGGCCTGGCCTGTGAGCTGCAACTATTTTATTACATAAAGAAAGGACCTCATTGAGATCCTTCTATCTATTGAGCTGCTGCATACTTCTTCTTAGCTCGTTGTAATGTACTCTTACTTATGCCTGTCATTAGCTCTACCTCTGTATAACTGTTATGCTTCAACAGATCTACTGCTAACTTAAGCTGCTGCTTAGTGTACTTCTCGGGCCTACCTTCTTTATATCCTTCTTTAGTCTTTGCTATCTCTTTACCTTCAATAGTACGCTCGACGATCATATCACGCTCAAACTCTGCAAATGCAAAAAAGATATTCCTTATTAACTTGCTGCTGGGAGTATCGTCCATGATCCCTATGTTTAATATATGGATCTTTATACCTCGTTGCAGCAGCTCATTAATTAATTGTGATCCCTGGTTTAAGCTCCTGGCAACTCTATCTAATTTAGTTACGATTAATGTATCTCCTGGTTGCAGCTCCTTCAATAACTTATCCAGTTCGGGCCTACTTGATTTAGTGCCGGTGAAACTATCAATATAAATTTCAGTTGCTCCATTCTGCTGCAATAAATCTCGTTGAGCTTCAATACTGTTTCCGTCTTTTGCTTGTCCTTTGGTACTAACTCTAACATAACCATAAATTTTGCTCATTTTTATTCGCTCCTTTTTGAACATAAGTTTTGACTAGGCTCTATACATGATTTCCTGGTCATACTTCTATTATATCCAATACTTATAAGTTGCGAATAGGATATACTTACTTTTATTGTATAATCTTATTATTTATTTTTCTTCTAGCTGCTTACCTAACTTGTTGACTAGCTCCTGGATTTCTTCTGTTGTCATGTTGCTTAGGTCCGGTCCAGCGTCTTTGGTAACTGTTGTAACTTCTTGCTGATCCTTCCAGTTGTGGTTATTCTTCAATGCGAATATAACTCCATTAACCTGGCCTTTCTCCCTATATAGGTTTTCCTCTGCGAAAACTTGTACTCTTTTCTTAGCTCGTTGTAATGCGTTGTGTATCTTCTCTAGTTCTACAGGATCTATCCCACTATAATCATATCTCAATGATCCTACTCCACTATATTGGACTAAAACAGATCTATCTGTATCTAGTGCATATGCTAAACCACTCATTGTAAATGGTCTATCTTTTTCAATACA